CCTTACAGTATCAAAGATAATCTCTATGGTAGTAAGGGATCATTACATAAGAATTTTGGACACCAGAAACTTGCAGATTTATGCAATGTATTCTCTGGTAATATTATGATTACTTACAATGCATCTAAGGACATAGAGAATCTTTATCCTACGTTCTCGAAGCTAAAGTGGGATCTCACATATACTATGAGGTCAACACAGTCATATGGTGCTGATCAAGATAAACGTAAAGAACTTCTCTTGGTCAACTATACTATCGATAATAGTACAGGAGATTGGTACAAGTAATGGGAAACGTTATTGCAAGAGCACGTGGTGGACGTGCACAACTTATTGACACAAAGGCAGGAGTAATCCAAACCTTTGGTGTTGACGTAGCTAGTGCTATGATCCAAGGAGATGAAGTAGTAGTGAATCTTACCTCAGGTAAGACACAGATCTACAGATTCAATGCTTCTGGTCGTACCGTATTCGGACCTGTCAGAACCTATTAATGACTGAAAAAATAGACACTCAGGGAATGAGTGGACCTACAACAGAAGGTTGTAAGGATAATGTGTATCCTAAGGATGAGAATGGTGAAACCATTTATCCTCCAATGAAGATCACACCATTGACATTATTGGAGCCACAACTTAGAATTGAACTTAAGGATCTCATTAACGAGGTTCTAGATGAGAGAGAATATAATAAGAAGATGAATGGTCCGTACGATATGCCAGAAGAAGACGAACCAACTACCTACACTGAGTACAAACATCCTTGGTATGAGCACATTGAAACTAAATGATTATCTTTATTCTATAAACCAATCCAAGAAGGATATATGGGATGAGGATGATAAGAAAAATTACGTACCTTATGTGATCAACAAGTGTCTTGCTGGTCAATTAGATGCTGTACTACACGCAAATGAAATGAATGCTTCTGCTCATTTAGATAAGCGTTTACAGTACGATTATTACATAAATACCCTCAGACCTAGGAAGAGATTCTCTCCTTGGCTGAAGAAGTCTGCACTTGATGATCTTGACGCAGTAAAAACATACTATGGATATAGTAATGAAAAAGCACGACAAGCATTGCAGGTATTGACTACATCACAGTTGAAAGAGATTCGATCCCTTATTGATACTGGTGGCAGTAAATGACTGAAGAATTCGTACAATGGAATGAGCAACAAATGGTAGAGGTTGCTCTAAAGGAACCAGATGACTTCCTTAAGGTGAGAGAGACATTAACTAGGATAGGTGTAGCTTCTCGTAAAGAAAAGAAGATCTATCAATCTTGTCATATCCTCCACAAACGTGGTAAATATTATATCGTTCACTTCAAGGAACTCTTCGCACTTGATGGTAAACAAACTAATTTAAGCATCAACGACGTACAACGTCGTAACAGAATTGCATCACTCTTGTCAGATTGGGGGTTATTGAGTATAATGACACCTGAGAAGATCGATACTATAGCTCCCTTGAACCAAATTAAGGTTCTGTCCTTTAAGGAAAAGGGAGAATGGATTCTAGAATCTAAGTATAATATCGGCAAGAAGAAAACAGAAGTGTAATGGGATTAACATTTGAGAAGGATTTTAAGGGACAGATAATACGTCCTAAAGACCTCGAAACATTATTTGAGATCAATCCAAATCACAAGGCATACACTGAGAAGATCCATCCAGATTGGCCGTATAGGTATCTGATGATAGATGATGTCTTAGTGAATCCTTATGATGTTAAAGATTTCCTTGTAAATTCAAGTTATATTTGTGGTACTAATGATCTTGTTCCTGACAAGACTGGTGCACCAGGTATGCAACAACCTATTGCTAATGCTTGGATGAAACCTTATGTCCAGTTCTTAAGGCAAGTTTTATTTGAACAGAAGATAACACATAGAGATATTACTTGGTATGATTTCTCATTGTACTGTAATGTCTTCTGGAAAAATATGAAAGCTATTGACAGTAACTATAGACCTCACGTAGATCCAGGTGACTTTGCTTTTAACTTATTCTTATCTGATGATTTGGATGAGTCTGATGGTACTAATATGTTTATTATTAATATGCCAGATGGTCAACGTCAGATGGACGTGAAGCATTTAGAAAAGAGATGTGGTATACATCCTAGAATGATTTCGCAACGTATGGATCAGGGTAGAGTAGGAGAAGGTCTTGTTGATGACTGGAAGTTATTTGATGGTGATGATGTATATGATCTTGCTACTATAGTACCTGCTAAATTTAATTGTGTTAGTGGTTATCAAGGATCTTTATTCCATACTGCTGCATATGATCCATCAAAGTATTCTGATGATCACGTACGGTATTCACTAGTAGCTATGCTATCCGTGACCGATAAAACACCTATTAATACTCCTTTCATTACGCAGAACCCGAACAAATCTTGAGGGTTTCTACGACTGACGTTTCGAGTTCCTTATGGTTAAATAATAATGTAACTGCTTCGGAGTTACACAATTCACACTCGCTTAATAAGGAGCAAACAAATGTCTAACATTCAAAGATATCGTGCTGCGGATCTTCCAGAACTAATGGAACGCATCACAAGAAACGGAATTGGGATGGACGATTACTTAGATCGTTTCTTCAATCTACACGAAACTTCTAGTAACTATCCACCTTATAATCTTGTTCAAGTTAACAATGTACAATCCAGACTAGAGATTGCACTTGCTGGATTCAAGAAGAAAGAAATCAACGTATACACAGAGTACGGCAAACTCTTTGTAGAAGGTCAGAAGGAAGACAAAGAAACCGACACAACCTATCAACACAAAGGACTTGCTCAGAGATCTTTCACTAGGGCTTGGACGCTCTCTGATGAAACAGAAGTCAGGGATGTAAAGTTTGAGGATGGTCTTCTGACTGTAGAGCTAGGTAAAATAGTCCCTGAACACCACGCTCGTAAAGATTACCTCTAATCCACAGACCCCTTGACAAACGTCAGGGGGTCTTTTATAATATATAAAAATATTTTCCAATGTCTATACAACTGTTGTTGATGAAATCTGGTGAAGATGTCGTTGCTGATGTCTATGAAATCAGAGATAAAGAAGGTATGCCACAAGGGTTTATCCTGAGAGATCCACAGATCTGTAGGATAATGAAAAATATGGAGAACCCTGAGAAAGGACCTAACGTTACGTTTGAGAACTGGGCACCCTTATCCGCACAGAGGAAATTCCTAGTGAAGGAGCACGCCTTCTTGACTATGTGCGATCCTCTACCACCACTAATTGAACATTTTACAGAACGCTTTGGAGAGAGTGATGAAGAACTGCCAGGTACTGATACTGAAGACCAACCAGATATTAGTGAGCCAACTGGAACCGACTGAGGCAGAGTTGCCTGGTGAACCAGACGTTCGTTTGATCGAACCATATATTTTAGAAGAAGGGTCATTGACAAAATGGCTAGAAGGGGTTACAATACAATCTGAGATGATGATCCATTCGGATCAGATTCTTACTATCGTCGAACCAGTTACAGCCCTTACTCAACAGTATAATGAAGTTTTACAAGAACGTTGACCAAGTTGGTGACCGTATTCTTGTAAGAGGTTGTGATGGGTATAAAGAAGTTCGTTTTCGTGACGAGTTTCGACCTACCCTTTACGTGAAGAGTAAGAAGGAGTCTAAGTTTTCCACCCTGTATGGAGAACCAGTTCGACCTATTCAACCAGGTACTATCCGAGACTGTAAGCAATTTTGCCAACAGTATGAGGAGGTAGATGGTTTTGAGATCTCTGGTAATCAGATGTATCTCTATCAATGGATCAGTGACAACTTCCCTGGTGAGGTTGACTATGATCCAAGTAAGATCCGTGTGTTCACGATTGATATTGAAACTGCATCAGAGAACGGATTCCCCGATATCGAATCTGCTGATCAGGAAATCTTACTTATCTCAGTGAAGGACAGTTTTACTGGATTGTATCACGTATGGGGTTCACAGCCCTACGAGAACAACCACGCTGATGTATCGTACACACTC